GGCGGCGGCGGTAGCTGACTGGGCAGACGCCGCGGCAGAACCGGCGGCGGCGGTAGCTGACTGGGCAGACGCCGCGGCAGAACCGGCGGCGGCTGTCTTACTGGCCTGGGCATCATTGGCATGGCCCTGGGCAGTGGATACCTTACTATCCATTTGCTCAACAAAATTTTCAAACCAATTCTGGTCTGGCTGTGTAATACCAGACCCTGGAATTAACCCCGAATGTATTGTATATATCTTTTCTTCTGTTTTTAATATATACGCTTTGGTATTCGGCGCTGTACCATTTACCCATACGCCAATCTTAATGTCTCCTGACTGTTGCGTTGCTTTTTCTGGTACAATCCAATTAAATCTGATAGTACTATCGTTATACATTACATTCACTGGACTATCTTCGCTGCCGCTTCCATCTTTTAATTCATAGTGTATCCATATAGACATTCCCATCAAATCAATGCCATCATAGTATCTATCCATCATAAAAGATATATACTGGCTGTATGCTTCTCCCTGCACTGATATCTGCGCAGCAATGTCACCAATTGTACGTCCTTCGATGTAGGTATAATCTTCATCGTGATATTTTGGATAATCCATGTATTTATCACTTTTTACCCATTCTTCTGTTGTGCCTGATGCAAATACGGAAAACGCATCATCCAAATTATTAGCATACATGTATTTTCACCTCTGGTCTATTACTGCGAAATCCGTTACAATCCTTACATCCTTCTTTTCCCCAACTATCCTTACGGAGAATCTTTTTAACCGTGCCACATCATCCGGGACGCGACATCGATTACCAAATATAGGAACATAGTACTTCTGTTCAAACACAGCTACCTTGTTATATCCAACCCATGATGCATCGAATTGGAAATCACATTCGAGGTAGTTTTGTGTTCCTGCTACAAGATATGGATGCGGAGAAGTATTTACGATATGCTGTTTATCTACATTGAATTTTAATGTTTCCATATTATTCCTCCCCAAATAGCATTGGACCTTCCTTCGGCTGTGCTTCCTGTACCATAGCCTTTGCATCTTCTTCAGACAATCCCTCAAACTTCTGAAAATACATCCAGGCCGGCACTTTCCCCTGCACAACATACTGCCACCATCTTGCCCGGTCCTCTTCACGGTTATATGTAATGTCCCCAAAATCATATGTTATTTCGTAGTTTCCGGCGGGTGCCAGTCCGTACAGGTCAGCATATACATCGAGCGCATATATTGCGCCATCAAGGCAACTTTCCAATTTGTCGCGCACATCCTTGATTAACTGGATAGTGCGGCGGTCATCAGCTTCTACTTGTGTTGCTGTGACCATACCTGTTTTTTCATCAAGCACAAAATATCCGTTGGAATATCCACACTTAAATCCCAGGAAAGAAAGTAAGTTATTAATTCCGGTTATTCTGGTATCAGTATTTAATGATGGATTAATCTCATGGTAAAATTCCCCATTACTATTTCCAAATACGTTTCTTACATAATGTGGTAATTTAACTTTATTTACTCCTGGACATTTTAAATTAGTTCCATCACCAAGCATTAATTGGTCATCAATTAATATGATTTTCTCACTGTCAAATATTTCACCTACATTCCGGCTATATGCCACATCCAGGTCCTTTAATTCTTCTATGGCCTCGGCAAACATTGGCAATCCCAAAGGTGATGAGATATCCAAATTGTTAGCCTGTGGAGTGCGGAGTACACCAAACATGGGGCCGTCTATTTTATCATTGTTAGCCTTGAGTATAGGCGGTGTATCTGGAAGTAAGTCGGACCACTTAGTCCTGTTTAATGCTATCGGTTCCCCCACACTTTTTGCAGACTGAGACACATAAGCTCTATTGGATATGTAATATGGGTAATAGGTGTTTTCCCCCTCCTTGACCTCGACAAACCGATGATACTCAAACCGGGTATAATACTTATCATTTTCGCTGTAGCTATCCTTGAATACAATCCCATAGATACCTTCATTGTCACAATCCGTAATAATAAAGTCCATCGGTGTGAATATGTCCAGTCCCTTTCCATTGGGCTTAAGGATGATTGTGCCGTAGGCCATACCATACTCTACCCAGTGACGAATCTGGAAATATATCTTGTCAATCTGCTCCTGGAGCCATGCCGCCCGCGCGCTCCCATCAATCTGTATTCCAATTGCCAGGGTAGCAAGGCGGGCCGTCTCCGAGCATATAGCCTTTGCAAAGTTGATTGTCTTAACGTTATCATCAGCGTTTACCCAATATGGCGTACCCCGGTAGATATTGGCGCACTCTGTAATCTTGCTTTCCATCTCCGGGGATACCACTGATTCAACGTTGAAATCTTCTTCTGCCTGTCGCTTGAATATCATTCCTATCACCTTTTTAGCCCATGTTATTAGTCCCATTTAATCACCCAAATCAACCGCCGTTAAAACAATTCTGAGAAAATCCAAATCTTTATTGAAATTCTCTATATCCTTGTTTTGTACATCTTCCGGTTTATTATTCCAAAGTTCTCTCCCTGCTCTTTGGCCTTGAAAAAACTGAAATTTATTCAATATGTCCAGACTTTTAAGAATATTCTCCTTTGTAATTACACTGTTCTTTTTATTTGTCATGCACTGTTCCCCCTTCGCATTGATAATGGGCTTGTGGCATAACGAAGAGCATCTATCCAGTGGTCGTTTCCATCTGGGTAATCCGATATCACCTCACCGTTACTGTCAACCTCATGCTCATATTCTATGATTTCTTTGTATGCCCGTGGCGTGCGTGCCGGGTCTATAACAATTGTACGGCACTGCAACCACTCAAAGGTATATTTCCTGCTTCCTGGTGTTACAATGGCTTTACGTGCCGGTAAACCAGCGTCACGGAAGTCTATAATGCTTTCTTCTTCATCCACACCGCAATAGATTGTATAATCATCGTACCCAGCCGTCTGTATATCCTCAGCCATCTTGCTGTTACGAATTTTACAGCCACCCATTTCATCAAGCAACACAACCAATTCTTTGTTTGGTATGTAAGCGGCCCGGATAAATGCTTTGGGGTCCGGGAACCAGCCCCAGTCTTGCCCCTGGTATATGCTTTGGTATTTCTGAATTTCCTCGTCTGTGATTGTCCGTACATCCAGCATATCAAATATATTTGTACCAAGTCCAACCGGCAAGCCTAAATACTCGTGGTTGTATGCCCGCTCATTGGTGGCTTTAAGATGTTCAGCGCGCTCAATAAACATTTCCCCCAGCCATTCAACCGGCACAGAACGGTAATCGCTTTTATGTCTATATGCACTATCATCCGGCGTGTTTACATACTGATTAGCCCAGTTGCTTTGACTGATAGGCGGGTTGAAGGATTTAAACACAACAAACTTGCTTCCACCGCGCAACACTGATTGTTCAACAGTTCGTATTTCTTCCGGTCCTGCAAATTCGTCCAGTTCTTCAAACCACAAATATTTGAAGTATCCCTTACTAGCTTTAATTGACTTTGTTTTCTTCGCCTTGTCAAGTCCACGGAATATTATCTTTTGCCCTGTCGACTTATAAACGAATCTGTATGGGCTTGTACGGGATTCCCATAAATCCGTAACGCCTAGCGCATCTATAGCCCACTGTATCTGCTCAAAGACTGATTCCCCAATTGTAACAGCGTACTTTCGGAATATGACAGCATTGGCCTCTGGGTCATCCATCATACCCAGTACAATCTCCACAGATATGAAAGAGGACTTCGTGGAACCTCTCCCTCCGTACAGGTCATAATATGTATGCTTTCCGTCCATAATATCCCAGTGAACACCATAGAAGGAAGGGGCGATTACATCAGTCAGATTTATTGTTGTCTGGTCTTGGTATGTTGTTGACAATAGTAATCCCGCCGCCCTCCTGCTTCTTATCTGTATCTATCTTGCGCTTTGCCAGCTCCACCGCCGCTTTGGTCCTCTCTGCCAAAGGAGCGTCAAGACCGAATTGGTCTTTTACTTCTCCGCGCATAACCGATGTAAGATATTGCAGTATTTCAGCGGCATCAGCTATGCGGCAATCATCAATCTGTTTCTGTCGCTCGGAGATATATGCAGAAACCGTAGGCTTCCGTAAGTTTTCACGCCCTATTGCGTCTGCTGTCCGTAAGCTATAACCAGCCTTTCTCGCAGCTTCTGCCGCATTTCCGCATTCTATGTAATAATCCGCAAACGCTTTCTGTTTCGGTGTAAGTTCCACTTAACCACCATCCTTATCATACCTTCTGTTCCATGCATGTATAGCTTTTTTCCAACGGCAATAAAACGCTTGTATATTAAATGCTATACATCCCGGATTGCTACAGTGTATGCCTTTCAATCCGCCATTTCTTATTTTTTCTGGACTCTCGCCGCAAAACGGACAAGGTAACAATTTTATCTTTTCCATCCCTTCACCGCCTCCCATATCTCCTGCAAGCACTTCACAATCTCAATCCCCGATGCACTCCGCAGTATCTCATAATCCCTGGTTTTCCACTCTCCATGCTTATCCTGCTGTAGCACAGGGGTGCTTAATATCCATATGGTTATCATGCGCCCCTGTTCCTCGCTATAGAATTGGCTGGTAGATATCTTGATTACAAGTCTGGTCTGCAATATGGCGCGCTGGAGCTTTTTCATAATTGAATTAAGATTCATCTTTTCTTTTTGCCTCACGGTATTCTTTACATACTTCCATATGTGAACACCATATGGTTGCTGTTGTTTTTCTCGTAATATTAGAATCCATCATGTTTCTATATAATTCAGTTTCATTTTCGGCTTTTGCATTAATATGAATACAGTTTTCACAGCATCGCTTTAATAGATTAATAATCATGTTTTTACCCCATGTGGTATAATAGTCCTATACTAATTTTACCATAAGTAGGACAATCAAACCGTCCCTCCATTTTTACATACTTTTAATTCTAGTAATTGGTATGCCAAAATCATTTGCTATTTTTTGTAATGATTCTATCTTTGGATTTCTGTCGCCTGATTCATATTTCTGTAAGGTAAAAACAGAAATTCCTGCTTTTTGCGCCAACTTTTCTTGTGTTAATTTTGCTTTTACTCTTGCTTCTTTTATTTGTTTTCCGGTATTAATATTCATTTTGAAGTTTTTATCAACTGTCATAAACTCCATCCGTATCAATTCATCTATCGTCATATTAACTTCTTTACAAAATGAATATATCAAGTTAATGCTTGGTTCCCTGTATTCATTTTCATAGTTTGAGTAAGAAGAGCAAGATATTCCAAGTCTTATAGCCATTTCTTTTTGCGAAATACCCGTTTTTATTCTTACTTGTTTCATTCTCTTGCCTATTCTTATGTAATTATTTATTCCTACCATATTGCATATTCTCCATTCGTGTGAAAAAATCGTTTTCTACTCCTAAAGCAGTTACAAGTTTTTGCAATTGTTCATCTCTAGGAAGTGAATGGTTATTTTCATATCTGCGAATCTGTACTTCGTGAATGCCACTTTCGCTAGCAAGCTTTTTTTGCGTCCAACCCTTATTTTTTCTTAGGATACGGATGCTATCACCAATTCTTAATAACTCGCTTTCCTTTATGTGACTAATTGTCATCCTTTCCACCTCCCAAACAATGTCATTAACCGCCTGTATTCATCGAGCGTCTTTCTTTGATACCCATAGAAATCATCCCGCTTAATTGGTATGTTCTTCCTCTTACTCAGCTTGTCATATCCGATGTTACCTACAAGGCTCTCATATATCTCAACTTCCAAGCCAGGAGCGGAGGATATGGCGCACTGGAACAATGTAAGCTTATCTTCTACGCTAGCGGTCTGGCAGTATTCTTTTATGCGCTTGGCTTCATCATCAGTAATACCATAGTCACTATAATTCTTGTCCCTGGTCCTCATGGCTTTCCTTTCTATACATACACTTTCTCTTGCCGAACGAATGGTATGTGGCGTAGACTGTGCATAATACCGCTCCGTAACTCCCGGATAAGAAGAGTTGCAATATGTATCCGTTCTGATTGTCTATGCTGTCTTTCATTTCCATTGGCAGCGTATTGATTCGTTCAATCACTACGTCTACCAAGTTCTTTGTTAGCACTTTCCATCATTTCCATTACATCGCTGCTCAGATAGTACGTAAAAGCCACTAATCTAATACTGATTAGTGGCTTCAATAAATTCTTTCATCATTTTTGATAATTGTTTGGCTTGCGTTGTTCCTGCCGCTTCACAAGCTTTTGCAAAATCCTCTACAAGCGTTTTATTAAGCTTATAGGACTTGCTAATTAATCCGGCTTTTTTCTGCCATCTTTCTTGCGGCGTTCCCCTTCATATTGTTTTCCATTCAAGTGTAATCCTATGATTTTCTTCATCATACCAGCTTAATACCGGTTCATCTTCCCAACTTGATATGATTTCGTCAGCCATATAGGTCTTACCCTCCGGCGTATCAATAAGCAGCTCCTCAAATTCATTCCGGGATACTTCCCATTTGTCTGGCAATGTGATTTCAATTTCTTCACTCACAGTTGCATGTGGGTGTTTTCCCGAAACAGTGAAGATTATCTGCTTCTCATGTGCCAATACTCCGTAATTTGCGAATCCTTTGATTGTTGTCATAGTGTTTACCCCTTTTTCTTAATTTTATAAATTCTTTTTATAATATGTTTCCTAACTGTCTTTATTATAACATAGGGTACACCCAATGTCAACATTTTATTTCCACTAATCAATATTAAATTTTCAATGTACGTTTAAATTCTAATATTGCTATTGTGTAATTCTCAAAAAAATGCTATAATCAATTTAAATAATAGGGAACGCAAAGCCGCCAGTAGACCCTTGTGAGGTTGCAATTCCTCACCTTTGTAAAACGTCGGGCAGGGCCGCAAGGCTCTTTTTTATTCCCAAAAGTTTTAAGTTAATGGGGTTACATTCCATATAGCATACTCATGCGGGTCATTCTCTGCAATGTCTTCCCCGTCCATCGTTGCCGCTATATCATTAGCTTAACTTTCGTTTTCTACCTCAATCACAATTTATTTCAGTTTTTCAAAATAAAAACCACCAACCGTTATTGGTCAGTGGTTCTTACAGTCTCACTTTCATTGACTTCTTTTACTGCCTTGGAATATGCTTGCATCATATATAGCCAAGCATCACCTTGCGTTTTTTCGTAACTGCTTTCGCATTCTTTGTAATGTTTTTCGAGCCGTATCATTAATGAGTCTGCATCAATCAATCTCAAGGTATCACCTCCAAAACTTATTATCCACTAACCAATATATTGTTGTCAATGTGCAAACCCAAATTTCACTGTTTTAGATGATAAAAACTTGTTACTTTGACTTTAAATCTTGTCCATGTCTTCCCATTTCGCTCAAAAATGCTTATCTCCATCTTACGCCTCCATCAAATTCTAATAATGTCAGTTTTGTTTAGCTGAAAATACGATATTCACGCTCAATTCCTTATCTCCAAAAGTAAAAATCAAATCGACATTATCTGTATTATTTTCTGCACAATATTCCAACAAATCTGCTATATCATGCATAAATCCTTCTGAAAAATCTTTATCCATACATACCTCCCAAAATGTTAATTTTGCTTATTAATACTCAGTCAATTCCAGTTCCAATTGTGCCTCGTCTTTATCTCCAACAGGCTTATCAGACATCCACCAGTCAAACCATTCCTGGGCGGTCTTCCCAAAATTAAAAATCCTTAATCCAGCAGCTTCCCTTGCCTCTATCATCCTTCCAAATGTTCTTATATACTGCTCTTTATACTTCGGCCATCGTGCAAAATCCCTTTCACGTCCTGCTTTCCTTGCCATCGGGCAACCTATACACCCCAGGCGGTCAAATCCTTCACAATATAGGCAACACTGCTCCAACTTCCAATAATGACTATAATCCCATATATTTTCACCATACCAATCAACAATGGGATTTAGTCTTTTTTCTAAATTGGCATAACATACTTCAAACGTCCTGCGGTTATCATCATCGTCAAATGGCATAATTATGTTTCTTTTCCCTTTTGGGGTTGCTATTTCTAATTCATCTCTATTTTTCGCTCGTTTTCGGCTCTCATGTTTCCTCACCCCAAATGAGAGTATTGCATTTCCCTGTTCCTCAACCCTACGTTCTTTCAGCTCTTCACAGCAATATCTTGCATTTCTTAACGGCGGAATCCTACGCTTAATCATAAGATTCCACATTGATATCCTGTATCGCACATCATATGTGAGATATCCTGTATCTTTATATTCTTGGAAATTTTTCCTCTGAAAGTATATTAATTCCGGGGGGTCTATTCCGGTAATGCTATGCATATAAAAATGCTTCACTCCGGCCCTACGGAACAAATGCCCCAGAACGCGGCTATCTTTTCCCTCGGAAGTACAAACACAATAACCCCTTGGGTCGTTCTCTACGGCCAGCATCTCATAATACTGAATCATTTTAATTGCTTCATCATCTGGCGCACCCTTAAACAAATCCATCTGGTATGTCATTCCTGTGTCATCCAAATTTATTTCCATCTGGTTATCACATTCATAATTATCAAAAACTTCTAATCCCATTTTTTAAAGGAGCCTGGATATCCTTTTTGCGCGCGCGGCTCCGGCCTCCTTCCTTAATCACTCAAATTTCGATTTTGAATAATTGCCGGTACTGGCTCCCGGCTTTGGCTTTGGTCCAATTAACGGCCCCGGCTAAATACTACATCCCTAAAGCCCGCTTTTATCATACCCGCATCTGGTATGGACATGGGCTGCCAAGGTAACACCGGTCCACAAATGCCTCTTCCGCTCCGCTCTCCAGGGCCTTAATAGCCATCTCGTAAGCCTGTATCTGCTTCTCCGCCTCTGCTATAAAACCTATCTTGTCAGGTATCGTGTTTTCGATAATTCCGGCGCGTACCATTTGCTCCCATCCCTTATCTGTGGTTTGGTAGCGGTATGTATTAATGTGTTCCTGCAATATCGCAATTGCTCCCTGTCTATCTATCATTCCTCTACCTCCTGATGCATATCGTTGTATTGGTACTGTAAACGGCACTCTTTGCAGGTTTCGTAAGGTTCTCCATCTCCATCCATGGTTCTTAATCCGGCACATAAGCCTTCTTCCATTCCTGGATATTCAAATTTGGTCATATAGCAATGAGCAATCCCATCTTCAATCCTTTTTTTATCTGTCTTTATCTTTTTGTATGCCCAATCCAAAAGCATGAGCAAATCCGCTCTAGTTGTCGCATTATGAGTTTCCAGACTTAACTCCCACTCTATCAAACCCATCTTTTTATCGTACGACAACCATTCAAATCTTTCTTTGTCATACTTCATCCCTCTGCCTCCTCCGGTTTCTCGCACCGCTCAAATTCTATCACCCATACCCACGGGTTGGTATTCCATCCATATGTACCTATGTCAGATTTTTTTATAGTGGTATCCCAAAATCTTATAAAAGCGTCTCTATGTGCTATTCCACTATTGTCCGTCTCTACAGTGATACCCTCTTTTTTTGCATCTCTGTTGGTCAAATTATGCAGCCGCTCCGCCCGTACATCCGTCACCTGCAACCAGATTCTGGCGACCTCCTTTGGCATATGGATAGATGGGCGCCACTTTCGTGCGGTATCGTCAAGATAAAATCCATTATCATCATATAAATCAGGCTGGTTTTTATCCGCTTTATAGACATAGAATAAATCGTTATAATGTGTATAACCATTTTCGTCTACTCTTGCGAGTTGATTCCATGTTTCCCGAACATACAGGATATCGCCCAGTCTATAATAAGGTTCTTTTACTCTAAGCCCAGTTTTTTCGCTGAATAATCCAGGACCAAACCCGCACAAACCTGCATACATTGAGTCGTCTGTGTTCTTAATTACTCTCCTGGTAACTGTCTTGCGCCCTTCCAGGATTGCCCGAACCATGTCGCTGTTAAATAATATCGGTTTTACCATGACCTACTCCTTCCTCCGCTAAATGCGTGAATGCTTCTATCCATTTGGGCTCTATACAAAAACATCCTTCGTGTTCATATTCATTTGATTCCCAGGCCGCTTCAAATTCTTCCCGGTCGTCAATAAATACCCCTGTCATACTATCTTGCTCCATCATGTAGGCAAGTTCTTTATCCTTGCTTCTATCACACAGGCCAAGGAAAACATATTCTCCTTCCATGGCTATACTTTCGACAACATAGGCATTCTCTCCGTCCATATATTCAGCTATACTTTTCCATAACTCATAGTCGGAATCTTCTGGATTATTTTCGTCAAACATGTGGGCTGTAGCCAGTTTTGCTATCTTTATCATTCCTCTGCCTCCTCTGAATGCGAGCCTAAAGATTCAATCGCCTCCATAGCCTCCCCAATACCATCAAACACCATACCGTCATACAAGATATCATCAATCCGGTACCCCAGTTCATCGCCATCGGATGGGGCTGCTACCCTCAAAGTGCAGATATCCATTCCTTTGTATTCCATTACCTTTGCATATCTATTGCTTAAATGCTTCATTTTCTCCCCTCCATAAATGTGTGCTTAATCAAACGGTATTTCCCCATGTACTGCAATAAAGCCATTATCGGTCTTATTCCAACCGTATATTTTGTTTTCGGAAGAATAGTTTTTCAGGCGTTTGGTTTCTGGCTCATAATAAAGCGGGATAAAGTAATCCATCACACCGCCATCACGGTCTTTAGCAATCTCTATAACGTTTGTAGCTTGGTAAATCTGGTTATCATCTTTCCATCCAAACATCCGTTTGCCTTACTAGGCCGTCTACAGCAAATTGGACACGCCTCCGTCCCATCATAAGCTGGTCTTAAAAATGCTTTTGTCATAGGGGATGGATTGCGCTCCATATCCTTGATGGCAGCCATTCTCTGACGCTCTGAGTTTTCCAAATATTGGCTCTTTACTTTGTTATCCGGCATTTTGCGTTCCCCCTTCTGTGATGTTATCTTGCGTATCCGTATAATGTATCCCTGGAATTGTTATAGTTCTAGGGCATTCTTCTGTGTAGTTAATCAGGCCAATGTCCCTCATATCACGCAAATACCCCCAAATTGTAGAGCTTGACGTATACCCAACCCCCTCTCCTATTTCCCTGGTTGTGGGTGAATAATCATGCTCCAGCATATATCGCTTTACAAACATCAGTATTTTTTTATGTATTTCCTTCATCCTGTTTCTCCCCTACCCAGTCCTGTACCTGTTTTAGCATCAATGCATCATAATCGGTGCCTCGTTGGTCAAAATTGTGAAACTGGTTTTTACTGCCTTTGGCGGTCAATTCCTGCCGCTGGCTTCTCACCCAGGTTCTTACCGAGGCTTTCCAGTCCTTCATTTCGTTTTTTCCAACCATCCATCCCTTTGATGCATAAAAATCAACAAAACTCTCTGGGTCAATGCCATATCCATTCAAAGTGCAATAATCGGACACATCCGACACCGAAGGTGGAGTAAATGTTTTTTTATTATTATCCTTTACATTATCCTTTTCCTTTACATTATCCTTTTCCTTAGGTTTTGCTTTGGTTATGGTTTGGTTATCGCTTGGTTTATTATAATTGGATTCTAGGTTATTGTTCGGTTCTGTTTTGGTTACTGGCCTACCACCCTTGGTTCCGTTTTGGTATCTACGATTATTCGCATCAATTTGTGGTTTTGCCATTAAAAACATTGCCGATGCAACACCTGCTGATTTAGGTTCTATTTCATCAAGTCCATATTCTAAGATTGCTGTAATAGATTCCAATCTTTCTTTTTCCGGCAGCTGCTTAATGGCTTCCCAAAAGCTGCGATAAAATACAACACTATCTCTCATAATCCAGTACCAAACATACTCAGTTGTCCAGGGATTTCGGTATTCTTTCTTTTGTTCTTCTTATTTCGTCCTAAAAATAGCTGTGCGCCACGTTCTGCCGCCTTTATGCTCTCTATCCGGCTATTCTGGCTTTCCAGCCATTTATAGGCTTCTTGCCGTCCCTGTGCATCGTCACGGGGTACATAGTAACCTTTGCCTGTTGGCAAGGCAAGAATCACTTTATTATGCCTTAACATCTCTACCGCGGTTCTTACATCTCTGTCCTTTTCTCCTGTCTTGGATACTAATTCATCCCGGTTCAATGCATTCTCTTTTCCTACAAGGAGCGCATTATATACTCTTGCTTTAACTTCTTCACTAACAGTTCGCTTATTCTTCAAATAATCCCTCCTTTCGGGACGGGTAAAGGAGGTTTGATAGGTCCCGTCCCAGGGTCAGAAAGTATGTCGTGACATATTAGCAATCTGACCAGTAATCATTACCGTTGTATGTATCATCCCGCAAGGGGAATAGATACCAAAATGTCAGTTTTGTAGAATAAGTAAGTTAATCTCTGCGATTGTCAGTTCGTTCCTTGCAATCTGTAATGCCTGCAAATCGGTAAGTCCGTACTTATCCCTAAATGGTATCACCAAGTCACACATTGCCTTTTTAGATAACCGTTTTTCATCAATTAAAACCTGATAATTCGTCTGCAAATCTCCAATATCATTTATAACCTTATTCATTGCTTTTCCTCCAAATTTTAATTCTTCTGCTCACGAACTAACCGTTCGCACTCTTCTGTTGATAATTTACAAGCACATCCCTGACAACTTTTCCTTGTCACTGCACATCTATAAGCTTCGTCATATTCGTTTCCATTGCGAAATGGAATAACATCGACATAAGGACAATTATAAAAATCCATAGTTTACTCCTTTTAAAAATCTTAATATTACTGATTATCAGTTATCAAACTTGATTCCGTACACCTTATATCTGTCCTCAAACGCTGTCATACCAATGCTATGCGCTTCTGTATGGTGCTGCCGGCATAAGCATATTTTCCGGTACTCAGAATCATCAACTTTCATTCGGTCATTGCCCATTCCGATAGTATCTACATGGTGTATCTCCCCATCCCGGCCACATATGGCACACTTCCGTAGCTTTAAACATGCATATAGGTAATGTCCTATATCATCGGTACGGTTAAGGGCAAAATCCAGCAGCGGTATCCCCTGTTCCAGCGCATAATCCAGCATGGTATTGATAAATTCCCTGGCCGTATCCATAGAGCAATCAGACAGTGAAAAATATCCGCATCCGGTCCGGTTGATATGTAAATACTTAAGCCATTCTTTCTCAACCTCCGGCACGTTCCCAGAATAGGCAGATATGTCATTGACTGTGGCGTAAATCTTTCGGCGCTGGTCGGAACTGATATGCCTACCATCGTCAAGCCATACGCTGCATCTATTCATGTGCTTATCAACGATTGGTTCCATAAGATTTTTTCCAGGAATAAATATCTTTAGATACGTTCCCTCTGGAACAAGCTTGTATGCTATTATGTCTGCTGCCTCATGCATATAATTACCTCTTGGGGTCATTCCACGGTAGGTCACCATCCTGTATGTCATCCGGTGGCGTGGTCGCCCTTTCCTTGTCCGGTTTCTTGTTAAAGATTTCCATAGCATCCCTAAACTGGTCCATTGTCATGTCATGGATATCTGACAGGTTATATGCAGCAAGAATCTGATTCAAACCTATTCCGGTACGCTTGAGTTCCACAAAAATCGTATTAATGTGTACTTCTGTCACGCAATCCTTTTGTGGTTCCACTGGCTGATTCTCAGACTCGCCCAGTTTATACACCACCTTTTTGCTCTTGCAACTCTTGATTTCAAGCGCATTAATGTTGCGGTTATCATCATATCCGATATGTGATACATAAAATCGGTCGTAGCAACTATATTTTACCTTGCCGTTGCGGTCTTTACCGTTCTCATAGATTTTACAGGCATCTTCTCCAATCCATATAAAAGGGGCAGTATATAGCTCACGTCCAATACCCCAGTTAAAACAAGCTCGCTTGAAGCTGTCAGAGGCAAGCCCTTTCTCCTTTTCTGTATTACTTTCCGCACCGGTATCTTCTTTATCAATCCATTGCTTCTTACCATCATCCCATATTGATACGATGCAGTTTGCGTTATCCCTGCAATGTCTCCGCTGCCATCCCATTGGGCCTACAGTCTCGTCAAGTATATTCTGGTCCACTCTGGCATCCTTGTACAACAACAGAGATAAGCCATTTTGGGATACCGTTGCAATGCGGCAGTCTATCTCATCCTTTTTAAGCAGCCGAAATTCAAACTTCGCATTCCCCATCCATTCCACACTCCTTTTCAGTCACCCGGCTGGCCCACATGTCAGCCATATGTAAAAGCAGGTACAATGGTGTCTCCTTACCCTGTATCTGATATTTAAAGTTGCCGTACATACCATTGTGCATCAGTATTGCCCAGTTCTCATCCTCTGTCAGATTAATGTGACGGCCTGCAATCTGTATGGAACGTACTTCATGGTCAATGTACAGAAGTTCTGGATTTCCGATATAAGGTTTCGTGGGGGACTGATATGGTTCTGCATTCTTACCGCGCCCCTTGAGCATGTTGATAATATAGTTCGGTTTCCCAAACTGTCCAGCCTTACCAAGGTCATGAAGCAATGCACATATGATGACACTGCTCTTATCTACTTCTGGATGCAGGATGCTGGAAAGCTTGTCCATCAGTTCATATACATTCAGGCTGTGTTCAGCCAGTCCTCCAGAGTAGGCCAGATGGTACTGTGTGCTGCATGGCGCTGTATAAAATCCCATCTCATCCATTTCCACCAGCAGTCCAGCAATGCCCTGTCTGCCAGTTGATAATAATAATTCCTCGGTTCTATTCTTAATGTTCTCCATACAAATATCCTCCCTTTAAATTTAATTCATATTGAAACCCATTCATTGAGTGGATGGAATCCTGCAAAGACCTCCTACAATCCCTGCGCTCTGTTTCCCGTTTCTGGCACTCATCACATATATGCCCTTCTCCTGGGTCAAGATAACAGCCGCAAAAATCACAACGATAATTATTCATCCTTTTTACCCTCTATATTCTCGTATGTTCTTCCTTCTAAAATTGACCTCATCACAGCTATAGATGCATACTGGTCCGCATCTATAAAAATCAACGCTGACTTTACACGCCCTTTAAGCTCTATAAGATTTTTATATTCGCTAATATTTATTTCAACTGTTCTTTCTTCCATCTTGCAAACCTCCATAATTTCTGATATAATCAGACTGAATTGTTTTTTGTATTCGGTCGTTTAGCTCTGTCAAGCTGACGACCTTTTTTATTGGCTTACCATATCCAGTGTACCGGCTGGCATTCACCATTGCTCCGGCCCGGTTGGTGCCATTCCGGCGGCGGCTCATAATATCACCGCCAGACATATCACCAACAATCCGCTTAAGACCATCACCACAGCGGTTAAGCCACGAATAATCATACGGTCTTTCTGCCGTGGGCTTAAATGTGTTTTTCCAACAGGTATGTATTCAAGCTGTTTCAACGAATTTCATCTCCTTCCTCGTCAACTCCAAAAGTATCTGTAGCTTTTCTATCGTCAGTTTACACGGGTTAGCCTTTCGCTCTCTAAATGAGCTTGTACAAAACCCTAAGTACTGCGCTAATTCATCATCATCAAAGTTATTTCTTATTTTGGCTTCTTCTATCAGTAACCTAATGCTGTCCTTTTGCCACTCTGACGGCTTCTTAGTTTTCACGACCTCACTTCCTTTCATCTATACATTACAGGATAAATTATCTTCTATTATCTCTTTTACATCCACGCCAAGAGCATTTGCCATGCGTCCGGCACACACCGGGGTAACTTCCCGCATATTTAAAATAATATTCATACGCGACCTGCTCACTCCATAACGTTTAGAAAGATTTGTTATGGTTAAGGAATTTCTAGCTAAAGCAATATCAATTTTATCTCTACTAAGCTTCACGACCTTACCTCCTCTTTTTAAAATACTGATAAACCGCAGCTGCTATAACAGCTAACATCTCTCCTAAAATAGTGCAAATAACTCCTGCTACAAACGGATTAATGTACATCGTTTATCTCCTTCTCTTTCTCTTAATCCCACGGCTCTTTCCGTTCTTCTTAATCCTGGCCCTCTGTCCCATTCTCTAAGTCTCCTTGTGTTCCTGTATTGATGTTGTTCAGTCTGGTGCCATCCTGGGAAACATAATCATATGTGCCGGCAGTATAAAGCCATGCGGCATTGGTTCCTATCAGCGCTGCCAGCGTTACCAGGAATGCTATAAACCAATGCTTTGCATTCCTCTTGCTCTGCTCAATTACCTCTACAGCAAAATACTGCTCCAGCCCTTCCCATGTTGGCTTGTCCTTCTGGTTTTCAATGTTCATAAATATTTTCCTCCTGTGCTTGCGTAATACAGGAGAAAATGGTAAAATATTCCTGTATCCGCATTAGTTTGAGTAATGTGGTTACGGCTCCGGTTGGTGTTTGTGTCACCGCCGGGGCATTTTATAAATCTAATCTTCCGCTTCTATGAGTTCTCCATCTTTAAGCGTGTACCATGTATCTGCTTTGATGTTTACTCCATCAACAACTACTGCTTTCCAGCTGGAAATTTTACAGCTATTTTGTTCTTCTTCTGCAATAACCAAAATCGAACCTAGCCCTCCTTTTGCTTTTACCCATTTTCCTCTTGCAACAGATAATCCGTTTTCGCCGGTTGATGATTTTCCACGACTTGTTGCTGCTCCGCAGTCCCCGGCTGTTGCTGCTCCGCAGTACCCGGCTGTTGCTGCTCCG